TGAAAAATATGGCGATGAGGATGAGCAAGAAACGAAACATCGTCGGGGCCTCCGGTGGCCAGTTGAGGATCTGTTGCAGCAGCAGGATAGCAGTGTATGCCTTCCTTTTGAAAAGTCACCCAGATTTTACGCTGGGCTACTTGTTTGATACGTTCTGCAGTTTCGCGTTGGTGTTGGTTCATTTGATTACCTTGTCGTACTTGTATTGATCCCAGGATGTGAATTGCCGACGATCCATGAGGTCATGAAGCTCATGACACCACACACCGGGATTGGTTGCCTCGAAATCTCGATCATCCAATTTGATCACAGCATTGTATCCCAACAACCCTATGTGAGGTAATTTAACTGAGATCATGGGCACAAATCTAGGCGATTCGGTAAGACTGGTCTCGGCCAGGCCTTCCACGCAGTCAACATCAAGATCCAGAGTGCACCAATAGCCTCGTTCCAGCAGAACCTGGACCATGGACTCCCACTGATGCCAGGCCGTGTCTGCAAATACCAACCGCGGAAAACTGTGATTGGCACCGAAATACACATGTCTGATCGGGCTGGCTGCGGCCCGATCATGTTCTCCGATCTTCCATAGGATTTTTTCTGGGTCTTGCAGCCCGATCACAAACAGTGTACGGTGCCCACGCACAGGCGAATGTTCGATTTCGTCGCCCACAAAAAATTCAACGTCATTGTGTCCTGGTCGGTTCATACGCTGTTTTCCAATTCATCTAGCAGTTGTTGATCAAATTCTTCATCTGGTAAATCTGTGTTGTTGGTATCAAACAGCAGATCAAACTGCGGCCTTGACGACCACACTCGTTTGCCCGTGAAGCCTCGTGTGCCTACAATTCTTTCCCATATTTTAGCATGATCATCTATGATTTGCAACGACTTTGTTCGATCCTGCTCTGCAAACACTCGATCAATGATTCGAGCTGCATCAAGATCGGGGTCAGTGGGATGTAGCAACATATTAGGCGCTGTGCCCGAATCAAAACATCGATTGGCTCGTTGTACCGATTCGAGGTGCATCCATACATTGTGTCCCATGAGCAAGGCGTAGCTGAACGAGTCCCACGACGTGCGACCTTCCTTGCCGATCTTGTTGAGATCACCGGGACAGTAGATACAGACATCGGAAATTTTCAATCGCGAGGAAATCGGAGAGTCTTCGAAATCGGGATGTATGAGATCCTGCCTCACAGCATCTCCAAACGATCTTGAGTCCGTGGCATAGCGTTTGTCGTCGGCTGTGGGCGCCATCTGATAACTCCATTTGCCACGATGCGGAGTCAGGATGCTGTGATAGAGCTGGCCGTTGGCTGTGGCCAAGAACGGGCTAGCACAATCAAAACTCACAGTGAAGTTGGCGTTGTGATATTGACGCACTGCACGTTGTACCGCAGTCAAAAACACTGCCCATTCCAGGCGCGAAGTGCCCAGGAAGTGCATCCAGTCATGCACTCCGGTTTCCAACAACCCATCGTGTATCAAGGTCACTATACGGCGCAGAACCAAGTGCGCGTCGCACATGTTCTGTCCGCCCATGCCCCAGCCATCGAAATGATTGGAGTGACGGCTGGGATCCGAAAAATGTTTCATGGTGTCATACCAGTGATCGGCTTCGGCATGATTGCCGCCCTGCAGCACATTGAGTATCTTGGTAGAACCATGGCGATTGGCCACCCAGTAGTTGTTGTTGTATTCCGTGGCCCGCACTGCATCGTCATAACTGTGAATTCCAGATGCCGCAGCGGCCCGGGGATCACGGAAAGTCCAGGTGGGTATGTCCATGGTCATGCCGTAGGTAGCAATGCCCATCTGCCAGTCCAGGACCTGTGCTCGTCTTTTTTCTGCATCGCGGTCTGTGGGGTCAGCCCAGCGGCCTGGCCACACGCCCTTGGCAATCTGGAAACCGCCCGAATCTGCAAGTATGATCGAGCTGGGATCTCGATTGCGTATCATGTCTTCTTTGGGATCGGCCTTGGCAAGGTCGAGATTGGCATGTCCAGCCGAATACAGGCTCCAGCGATAAGGAAACAGACTCTGCTGCGGATTCAACCAGTTCATGGACTCCATGTCGGGTATGCCCGCGGGCATGCGCGCCGATTCCACATAGGCAGCGGTGCGCTGACGACCTATGTAACTGGAATAAAACGAACTGATCGCAGGTAGAAAAATCGCGTAGTCATTCTGTTTGGCAGCGAGATTGTCTTGTTTAGGCACTGATATCTCTTCGGCTAAGATGGTTCAAGATCTCAAATTGTTCCCAGGCCGCCTGCAGAGCGGGATTGTCACGCATGCCCTGTTCTCTTTGATGGTCCTTGTGCATGCGTTGCAATGAGTTTTTTAACGAGTCAATCATTATTTGCTCTGTGCCGGAAGAGTATAGTGGTACACCGCGATGCCAGAGTCCACGGTGATCTGAGCTGCACCTTCGTCAGAAATGCGCATAGTCTTGTCACCGGTCAGAGACAGGATACTGAGAACCTGCGCAACTGGCCATGACCAGGTTCGCCGCAGCGTTCCCTCGACACTGGGCTGGAACACAAAATTGCCAGCATGCGTGGAATGATCGCCAAAGTAGAATTTTAGATCACCGTTCTCGGTACGTGCCTGGAACGTGGGTTCTTCGGCATTGGCCTGTGCCTGCATGCGCAGACGTTGTATCGCGGCCACTGTGGGTTCAAACTCCAGGTGCCAGTTGGCTCCTTTGAACCGTGCGGTCTTGAGTTTTTCGTTGACGATTTCGGCAGCCATGAAACGATAACTGTTGCGGAAGTCACCGGCAGCATTGCGAAAGTTTACTCCATCGGGCACACCTGTGTCCTTGCGGGTGAGAGTGAGTTCTGCATCCTCGCGATATTCAGGCAAGTTCAACAGGATCTTGAGTTTGTTGAGATTCGGCATGCCAAATGTGCCGATGAATTCGGGCACAGGATTCTTGAATTCTCCTTGTACTACCACTGACACATCTTCGGCTAAACCGTTGATCTGTGTTCTGCTATCATCACCTATGATTTTTACTAGATCAATACAGCCCAGATCGTGGGTATGTTCCACTAGATCTAACAGATAATCACGCATTGCATTCTCCTATGACATTGTGTAGTATTATACATAGTTTATTTAGACTTGGGTATGATTTTGGCCAAAGTTTGTGCACCTCGCATGCTGGCCATTGTTCCGGGGCGGCGCAGTTCCAGCCAAGCACAGTCTGCACTGCCGTGATAGTGTTCCAGTACCTCGTAGCCTTGCAGTTGTGCCTGATCTCTTACCCGACTGCCCGGGGTGTAACACATGAACGAGCGTTCGGCCAGGCCGGCGCCATGTACCCAGTCGCAGTCATTCAAGGTCATCAGCAGGATGCCCCCGGGTCTCAGATGCTGCCAGATTTCCCGGAGATAGCGTTCGATCAGCTCGATGGGGCGGAAGTTGAAAAAATTATAGGCAAACACATAGCCAAATTGTTCGCTGGGCAACTGAGACAATATGGCCTGATCGCTGCGGTCATCGATCACATAGCATCGCATGCGTCGTTGATATTCTGCAGGAAATCTTTCTTGTGACGGTTTCAGTAGATCAGGGTGCTGATCCACCACATAGAGAGGATCAAGCGCGACGAGATGGTCAATCCAGGGTTCCGCTCCGGGACGTATGATCATGCCGGGCACTCGCCAGTCCGAGTATGTCAGGATCTTTGCATGCAACCGGTCACGATCTGCGAGCTCGATGTCAAGGCGACGTGACAGTATGTAATCGACGGTTTCGTACTTCATTTCGTCTGTAAACAAACGACGGCTGCGTTCGTAATAGATTGGTTGTTGTTGTTCGATCAGTTCATCCACGGCCCGACGCAGGTAAGAAACACTGTGGCAGAAGTTTTCCATTGCATCGGTCAGAACTTGTTGCGCGCCGATCACACGACTGTTGTTTTTTTTAAAACGTACATGCGGGTTTTCTGTGGCCGCATGTACCACTCCGCTCAGCATGTGTTGTAGATGTGCCGACACCGACACCAAATCTATGGCGTCGAGTTCGTTGCGATAGCGCACTAGATCGCTGAGTGGTGGTGCTGGTTTCATGACCAGTCAAACAGAGCCTGAAAAGTGTTGGTGGTGTCGGTGGCCGACGCTAGATCCCATGACAGCACTCCCAAGAGATTGTCGACCTTGCCATCGATCACAGTGCTTTCCATTTTGGCATCGTCAAACGGCAACTCACGGAACCACAGTGGCAAGTGCAATTCGTCTGTGGGATAGGCGATAGAAGTCCAGCCCAGGGGATTGGCCCGGATTTTGCACACAATAACTTTCATGCCATCAACGATCTGCATGGAATGGTTGTCGGAATTCATGCGTCTCAGGGCATTCCAGTTCAAGGCCGCTCGCACGTGCCCGGGCATGTTGGCACGGCCTTCGCGTTCTTCCTTTTTTTGATATCGAGTGAGATTGTTCACCCGCTTGGGACTGCCCTTTTCCCAACCCGGACGCTCACTGAACTGATACTTGAATTCACGTATGCGCTCGACTGTCTGCTCTCGACTGGACCCCTGTAGCACCCCATCCAAGATTTCACTGAGAAATTCTTGAATGACCTTGGGTGTGTCTGATCGTTTGAGATCCAGCCCCATGGCCTTGACCTTGCCCGGCTTGCCATTGACATCGTATCGACGTCCTTCTTTGTCGTAGTAGAGCACAGCATAGCGTTTCTTGGTAATGAACAAACCGCGGGTGGCCACGATTTCCCTGCCGCCGCGTATGACATCACCGCGACTCCTTGGACAATGAAATGCGCGTTCCATAAACTGCGGAAAACTGGCATTGACCTGTTCGGCGATACTGTCGTAGAGCTGCACAGCAATTTCTTTTGACCATTCCATGCCGCCGGCATCCACTTCTGTCTGTACCGCAGGCCAGGCCGAGAAGTAACAGGAGTCTGTATCACCGTAGATGATGGCCTCTCCCACGTGATTATAGTGGCCTGTGATGCATTCGTTGACGTAGGCGTCCATGTGTTGGGCAATGGCTCGACCCGTGAGTGTGGTGCTTTGTCCGATGCGCTTGTCAAAGAACCTACAGCCAGGATTGAGAATGGCTCCGTACAAACTGTTGAGATTGATCTTCTTGACCAGCTGTCGCTTGTCCCAGTATTCTTCGTCTTCTTTGGTAGTACACTCCCGTAGCCGGGCCTGCATGTCTTTGCGCTCGGCATGCCAACGGGCCAGCAAGCCCGGTATGATGGCTTCGGTTTCGTAGGTAAACACCGTGCCATTGGCAGTGAGTATCCAGGGACGATTGGAATCAAATATCATGCGCCAGATTTCGGCGGCCGAGTGCACGGATTCTTCGCCCGACGCCCAATCAATGGTGATTTCAGTACCGCGCTGTTGTTCCATCACAGCAGTGTATTCCAGAGTACCAAACAATCCTTCCCAGGCCGCAGCAAAACTGGCACCAGATCTCTGCTTTTCGGAGATGTATCTGTCGGTCATGATCGGGCGTAGCTGTGCCACAATGGTTTCTGGACCCATGTTCAACGCACGAATAGTGGATGGATACAGACTGTTGATGTCTATGTTGGCCACCCAGTCGTGCATGCCCTTTTTGGGATAGGCCACATAGGCACCCGCGGCCTGTGTGTCCTCATCTGTGAGACGTTCATGCCGTGCAGGAACTACCAGGCCACGCTCGTGCGCTTCGTTGATGATGGCCTGTTCGGTCACGGCTACGGCTCCCATGGTGGTGGGTAGCAGCACGGTGTTTTCATGCGCCAGGGTGTTGGCCAGGTCCAGAAACCTTAGTTTTTTGTCGATCGCTGCCAGTAACTGCACGTCTTGGCGGTTGTACTCGATAAATGTACGCCAGTTTTGATTGTACAGTTGGTCCAGAGTACCTTCAAACGCAGTTTTTGATCCCAGTTCTTCATACTCGCCGATGGCATCCAAGCTGTAACTGTGCCGCTCTTCGTAGGTGTACTTGCGGTAGAGTTGCATGTAGTCTATGTGAACTCGACCCGTGAGATCAAATGTTAGATTTTCAGCACCAAATCGTTCAAAGGTTCGCTGCTTGGGCAATTGATTCCAGAGACAGAATCTTCGAGTATCATCTTTGCTCAGCACTCGAGTGGTACGCATCACGGTATAGGGGATATCGTAACCCTCGGAGTTCCAGCCTGACAGCACATCGGCGTCTTCGATGAGATTGAGAAACGTGTCCAGGAGATCTCGTTCTTCCCAGAACACAAAGCAATTAGGGAATTCCGCTGAGATCTCCTGAGCAGTCCTTTCGCTCATATGTCTGGGCAGACGTACCAAGGTTACCAGTTGATCCAACCAATCCAGGTAGACCGATATGGCTGTGATGGGGTTGAATGGGTCCTCGGGGCGGCTGAATCCGCGCTCGGGGTCAAAGTCCACTTCGATGTCAAAGAACACAGTGTGCAAGCGCGGCGCATCCTGGCCTCGGTAGTTTTCTTCTAGACATCGAAATACCGGATTGATATCGCTTTCGTACAAGGATTTGCTGCTTTGTATTTTAAGCTCTTTGCGGAACTCCTTGGAATTTCGAGTGGAGAACCTTGACACCGGCGTACCGTAGATTGTCCGGAACTTACCACGAGGGTCATCGTAGTAGAATCTATACTCTGCAGGGTATTCTTTATATTCTCTAAGTCCGTTGCGCCTTTCCACAACGTGAATACGATCGCGTTCGCGATCAAACAGTGCATCGATATATGACAAATCAGACTCCTGGCAGTTTATGGCCTGCGCAACCTTTTTGCATGCTCGTGAGTGAGCGACTCGGTGATGTATTTAGAGAGTTTTACCAACAGTGGTCAGTATCGTTTCCAACAGTGCGTGATCCTGCTGTTCACGACTAAATTCAGACTTGTGCGCCAGTCGTATGGCCTTTTTGAGGACCGTGGGCTTGATGCCCAGCTCCTCGGCCACGGCCTTGACAGTGTCGGTCAGCCCGCCGTTGAGAGTTTCCACTTCGTGCATGACCTGCATGCCTTCGTTGATTACCTGAGTGAGTTTGGCCTTTTGTTCTGCCGAAAAATTAATGTCGTCCATGATACCTCCGTTGAATGTTACTGGTCATTGTAAACTAGTGCCTTGGTATTGTCAACAATAATGACGCTCATTTTTGATCTAGAGGTGGCGAAACCTTTGATCAACACAGCAGCCGCGCACACGGCCCCAAGGTATGTTCAATGTGGTGAGTATGGAACCCGCGGAAGATCGCGTCCATCATCGTCGGGCAACACAGGATACGGGTATTCCATCAACGTTCTTCCACATAGTCCGCAGTGCTGTTGCCTCGATCACGGCGCTGGCGATAAAGATCCACGGCCATCTGGGCATGATCAAGGTTGGGAAAACGTGTGGGTAAACTGCGACCTCCGCGACGTATTTCAAACCCACGCAGTTGATCACCGTGTATTTCTAACACCGACCCATTTTCCAGTGTAATGCTTTTGACTGCTGCTGGTTCTGACATCGCAGAATCCTGTATGGATGCAGGCGGAAAAGTGGTCATGGTATCCACAGCAGTGGGATCTTGGTCCACGGTTTTGTTGTGCTTGGGTAAGAGAGCACAATCTTTCTGTACCTTTTTTTCTAGACGATCAAGGTACTGGGTGAGATCGCGTTTGACTTTTGACAGCATGTCTTCTTCGATTTCTGCGATGGCTTCGGCCAGACTTTGCTCACGCACCCAGGGATTGTCTACTGGACGGCCCAGAGGTTCGGTGGGTCTCGGGTCTGGTATCGCACCACCCCATGAACCTGATTTGAAATAACTGCTGGTATCCACTGGTTTCCAATCTGTAGTTACTTTGACAATGTTTCCTGGGTGATGGCGTTTGAACACACTCAATGCTTGATCAACTTCATCTGTGGTGATGTTGAGTTTCTTTGTACTGCCATCTCTATAGTGCGCAGTCCATAAGTAAGTTTCACCTGACTCATTGATATTGCTTTTGCCTTCATCTATGCTGATTTCTTTAGCATTTAAGGCTTTCACTTTTTTTAACATATCTTTTTTATTGCCTTTATCAATTATTTTTTTACTTGAAGAATGAACAACCGCATACGTTGTAGATTTTGGAATTGCTTCATCAAGTTCTACTTTGTCTGATGACATATCAGCCAAATCGTTAAAAAATGCTTTCTTTTCTTCTTTCTTTTTTTTGTCAGCAGCAGATTCTTCTATGCTGCGTATGACATCCAGGAGTTTTCTTAGATCGTTTTTCATGCTCTCTCGTCCTTGAGATAGGATTTCAACATCCAAGCATGCTTGCCGTGCGCATCAATGCGTTCGGCCAGGAAATTTGCGATGCCCTGTTGATCCTCGGCGTCCGCAGAATCAAAACAGCGATTTAGTAGATCCATCAAGACTTGATTATCGTCTAGCAGTTCTTGTATCATCAGGCGTGCTCGTGGTACCTTGATTTGTCCCCGGATCACGCTCAGCTCGGTAAAGCGTTCAAATGATCCCGGAGTGTAGTCATCCAGGGTGCGTATGTATTCTGCAGTGGGGTCCAACGCATCATAGACATCCTGGTATAGATTACCAAAAAATTCATGTAGTTGTCCAAAGTCAGGACCTTC